AATCCTGTCTATCTGCGTCACGTATAGCTTCGGGGTTAAGTTTGGATGCCTGATTTATTAAATCCTGATCTTTCTTAGCCTGTTCCGCTTTACGCTGTGCAAGTACATTGGTAAAAGCCTGTATAGCGGGAGTTGTATCCCAATACGCACTTTCGCCAACACCGGGGGCGATATTTAGATGATTGCCTGCCATTAGAACTGCTGCCAATTACTGCCAATAGGCATATTAGGTTGATTTTGATAGCCTAACCCCGGACTATTCCAAAACTGTTGTGGAATTTGCAGATTGGTTGGTGTAGTTGGAGCCTGTGTTGCCTTTCCAAATCCCAAGTTATTACTTGCCAAACCTCCTGCAAGTCCTGCTGCACCGTTAAGCGCATTATTCCAATCCTGATTAGAGGCTGAACGTAACGCTTGCGCCCTGTTAAAGTTTTCAGAATACTTGTCGAACTGGTTATACTGCTGCGCCTGCAATTTTTGATTCGCAATGGCGTTATTAGCCGCCATCACAGACCGATTGCCCTGCTGTCTTGCCAAAGCATCCTGTGCGTTAAGTTGCCCTATGGAATTATTTCCTGCCCGAACTATAGCTGCTAAGTTGCCACCCGGATTGCCTGAATTACCCAACGCCGATACCGCGCCTGCCTGATTTGAAGCAATAGCGTTCTGCTGCTGGTTATACGCCTGCTGCGGCAGACCTATTTGAGCCATTTGTTTAGCTAAAGCCAAATTCTGCTTATATTCTTCAGGTATCTGATAGGTTGGACGGGGATTGTTTTTTTCGAGCTGGTTAGCTTTATGAGAGGCCGATATGCCCTTAATCAAGCCTACGCCAAGCGACGCAGCCCCAATCCCCGCTGATACGGCTACAAAACTCATGCGGATACCTCCCTTTCTTCAATTAAATCCTGTTCAATTCTCATTAATAACATTTCTTTCATTTCAGAACTCCAACTATTTTCTTCGCCTGTAATGTATGGCAACGGGTGAAAGGTAGCCCATACAGTGTCTTCTAAAATTCTCAATATGCGCCTTGTTCCGGCTATGGTTACTCCTAAATACGGCGCTTCTACAATACCACAGAATTCATCCGCTTTATTGTACACCGCTGCCTTTCCAGCAGACACGCAAAAAGTGTGAGTTGTCTTGTGTATTTTGCTTATAATCCAATTTTCTAAGCCGTCAACTTCACTCTGCATCAAAATTTGCCGCGTATAAAGACCGGGCGTAAAAATATGGCAAAGTGGATTTTGAATAGCAGGATGTTTGCTCAATTCAACCTGAAATAAGTCGAGTGCTATATCTTTGCTGAATTCAATAGATTCCATCTGACCAAATATAAGTAATTATCGTGAACCAATTGGCGATCTTCTACTCACCACATTTATAGTATAAAGCAACAAACTTTCTGCGCCCGTACTGATTAACTCAACAATAATGTAATTGCCGCGAAGTACGTCGCCATCCAACAGGCCCGTGTTGGCGTCTCTGTTGAAGTTTGCAGCGTACACACCTTCCAACGCCTGCACATTCACCTGAGATACGCCATCATCTAAGAACGACTTGATGAAATCCACACTTGATAGTTCACTTATCTGCCCCAAACTCGTCTGTATGCCGTTGGCCGTCGTTATCATCAGTTCATTACACTGAATTGATAGGGATTGGAACGTCTTAGGTACGGCAGGCTCGATATTATCTACAAACTGTATGATAGATTGGTATTGTACGCCATAAAAGTTGTTTCGCGAGTCGCTTCCCGCCTCATGTACGTAAATATCTCCATCAAAGCCGCTAAAAACTTTGGTAAACATCGACATAGCCATTTCTGGTATATAGGAATAGAACGACACCCATTTCTTTGTCTTTTCGCTGAATGAGATGGTATTTTGCGCTTTATTGTCGTTAATTGTTTCGACAAGGCGGATGGTGAAGTTAGTAATGGAGCAATTGCCGTTAGAGAAGATGGACAGTTGCGTGTCTGTCGCCACTTCAGTTTCATGAACCCACCCCGTAGTCGAGTGTGACGTACCTATATTGGTTTCCACGATCCCACTTGTTATGGTCAATATCTCAAAGGTATACTCGTAGGTAGCCCCTATGGTGAGCGGGTAGCCAAGTAGGTAGATACTGCCATCATTACATGATTCGTGCGAAGCGACACTTCCAGACACACTCCACCCTGTTGACCGAGCGACGTCAGTCAACGGTATCGATATGGGGTTGTTCTCTATTGCGGAGTAAGTTGGCATTACATTGTTATAAGGTTAACCTGAATATTATCTGGTGCGCTTATTGGCGTAGCTACGGTAAAATAATAATTACCAGCGCCTGTTACCAATTGCGGGCCACCGCCTATCGGAGTGCTATTTTGCAATATCTCTATATAAACATGTCCAGCAGGAGTCGGAAGACCTGTTAAATGTACCTGTATCACGCCTGACACCGTTGTAAATGCAAAAGAAGCAGTATTTGGCGGCACAAGATTGATATTATGGAATCCTGCGGGTACTCCACCGCCGCTCGCATTATCTATGCTTTGTATAGTCATGCCGTACTGAGCATAAGCCGACATGTATCCTCCTACTGGAGCAGCTACAATAGTTACCGTAAATGTGGCGCTTTGACTATCTATAGTAAGTGTACAACTGGTGGCTGTTGAATTACTTGCCGAAGAAGTAACCTGCACCTGAACGCTATCGCCCGAGTTAACCGTACCGGGCGATGAGGTAAATGCGCCTCCGTTTATAGAATAAGCCGCGCCCGGATCGCCAGTGATAGAAATAGCTACAGGATAATCATTCCCTGACACGCCTATAGTTGTGCTGTTTTCTAAAGTGCTTAGCGGAACGTTAGTTAATGGCAAGAAGGCAAACGGGTTCACACTTCCACTTCCGGCAGTCCAACTAAAGCATACGTTTTTGGTTACTGTCCCTACGTCTGGAACGGGAAAGCTGATAACCATCGTGTCCGAGCCTACATAGTTAGCATCTGGCGTAAGCGTAACAACTCCAGTACCGCTGTCATAAGACGGGGTTGAGTGCGAAGGTGGCGTAGCAATAGTTATATCACCCGGTGCAATGGTATACGTCTCTAAATACTGCCAGTTTGCGGAGCTGAAAGCGAACGTACTAATAATACCACCCGGCTGCTGAATAGAAATAACATATTCATCATTAAATATGTCATACCACCCAATTATTTTATACCCCAATCCAAATGCAGCTTGCAATGTCGTTTTGAAATATTTAGACATTTTCAGCGAAATAGGGAAGCACCCATCACCTTCCCATCGTACAGGCTGCGACCTGTTAGGATCAATCCAGTAAATAACGTTATTGTAAATAGCAACGCTTTCCTTCGCATCCCCAATTCCGATATGCTTGCTCGTGGTATACCGAATGGGATTAAATAGCTTCTCACTGACGGCAACTGTGGTTTTCTGCAACGCGTCTGTGTACACCACCTGATAAACAGGTATACTTCCGTGATTCAATTGCTGTAGGATCACTAACTCATTGTTTACTTGCAGCATCTTCACTATTCGCCCATAATTGGCCGACGTCTGGCCGCCTTGCACCCCGTACACATTTTCAGGGTAGAACCGGGTCAGTCCATTCCGCTTACTACCCAATACATAAGTATCAGACCATGTAATAACCGCCTTTCGCTCTGTTTTTTCCAGTTCGTCATTATAATAGCGCGGCCTGCCAAATGAGCCGAATGCGGATGGGTAAAAGTCTGAATAGTTAAAATCCGTAGCCAGTACGTCTACAGGCGGGTTAGCGTAAGGCAATAAAGCATCCGGCATTTGACGGGTTTTGTAGTAAACGCCGCCAGAAGCGAAAGTTCCTGATAGCGCATCATGTTGTCCGTTTGTAATTGTAAAGCGTTCGCCAACCTCGTAATAAACTGTTCCGTTAAGAACTGCCGACGAAGATTGGTCTTGTGGCGCGGGAGAATATAACCTTAAAAATATATTCAGCCCATTTATTTGCTGTCCGTTATAAAGTACGTTGCCGCCAGATACGGTGAAAGAGGCCGATTTTTCTACTTTTACTATATAGGATGCCGCGTCAAATCCAAAAACAGACAGGTTTACACATGGTTGATTGAAGTATTGTTTAGTCCCGCTGCCGTCAATGTAATAGTGCAATGTACACCTGTCATTGACAACATATTCATAACCTAAAATAGTCGATACACCCTGCGTTGCGTATTCAGAATTGAATAATTGTAACGGATTAAGCGAAAAGGCAAGTATATTCCCGGTGTCAGTCAGATCGCCAAAGTTTTTTGGCAAAACATTCCAAAGCTGCCCGTTATAAACTACATAGTCCCCGGTATCATATACTGCGCCGTTGCCCAAATCATGATAAGGTGTAAATTCAGGACGCGCAGGTGTCGTTACCTGATAAGTGTCACCCACTTTAGCGCTACCGTCATTTACTGCCAATGTTGGCGTATTGGTGGAAGCGTTCCATGTACCTTTGAAGTTTAAAATGGTAGCGGTAGTTTCCACTAATTGCGGTAATGCCGGTTTGGTTAATAGCCACTGGTAATCTACTGCTCCGGCGGGTGCAGCTACATCATTGATAGTCCATGAGACTTCCACTGCCTGCCCGT